TCGTGACCTACACGGGTACGCATACCAATGGCGCGCCGATTTCGGCGGTCGTCATCAAGGGCTTTCCCCGGCACGCTCCGGTTGCGTAGGGACAACCTACTGTAATGCTTTCCAGCGGGCGGGCGGTTCGGAGGTTATCCGGCCGCCCGTCCGTCTCTCAATCCCGGGAGGTCATCCGGCATGATCCCCCGCAGGAGGTCAATGTGATTATTAGATTCAACGGCCCCGAGACGATCTACGTTGATGGCGTCCACCCGATTGATTTCCGCGCTGGTCAGGAGGCGGAGTTGCCGGAGCGGATCGCGGCAGTACTGTTAACGGAGGGCCGGGCGTCATTGCCGGCGGCGGCAAAGGCCAACCTGATCGGCGCTCCCGAAAACAAAACCTCGATAGTGGGGGAGGAACGGGCTGCTCCCGGACGGCGTCACTTCCGGAAGGCGAAGCGGTAATGGCAACAGACACGACGATTGCGCTGGTGACCCTGGCTGATGTCCGGGCAATGGTTGGCAAAGAGAGCACGGACACGGCCGATGATCCGATTCTCGAAATGATGATTGACGGCGTATCGGCGCGGTTTAATTCGCACGTTGGCCGGCGGCTGCTGGAGCTGACGGAGACAACGGCGTACCTGGACGGCAACGGAAAGCAAACACTCCGTCTGCCTCGATATCCCAACGTGACTATTGCCGGGCTGGAGGAGGGCGGCGTACTGCTGACCGAGGGAGAGGATCAGGACTACCGGATCTATTCGGATTCCGGGTTGTTGGTGAGGTTGTGGGGCGTATGGCCCCGGGGCCGAAAAAACATCACGCTCTCGTCGTATGTGGCTGGGTACAAATTGGCCTCGGTTCCGAAGGACATGAAATTCGCGGCGCTCGCACAAATCGCCGCCGATTATCAGGAGTATCGGACAAAATCCTGGGGCGAAATATCGCGGTCATTTTCCGACGGCAGCATCACGCGCCGGGAGACCGGAGCATTTTTGGAGCAGGTTCGGGCGGTGCTTGATCGGTATCGCGATGTCAGGGTGTGAGTAATGGACAGCCTGAAGTTTGAGCGAGACATCACGCTCGCGCTGAAGAAAACGGAAATCGTGAAAAACATTCCGAGGGCGGCGCGAAAAATTGCGACGCGATGGGCGGCGGAGTCGGTCGAAATTTTAAAAAGATCGGCAGCCTCACTCCAACGCAGCGGCAAGGGCCGTCATTCGGCGAACCTGTCCAAAAACATTGATATGGAAACGAGGCTGGCGGGAGAGGATTTGCATGTGGCTGTTGGGACCGGCGTCGGTCCGGCTAAAAACGTGATTTACGCTCGCATCCAGGACGAGGGCGGAACGATCCGGAAAAAGGACAAACGGCTGACGATTCCCTTGGGAGATACGAAGGGGATAATCGCGAATTTCCCGGATGGGTTTTTCGTCGAGTCCGCCGCCGGGAACGTGCTGTACTGCCAGCGAGTGGGAAAGCGGGGCAAGCTGAAACCGTTGTTTGTGTTGAAGGATGAGGTAACGCTTCCGCCGACGTATTGGTTCAGCGGTCCGATGAGGAGACAGCGTGAGGATTTAGATCGACTCCTGGAGCCTGACTATTTATTCATGCAGGCCGAGGTCATGGCGACGGGACAAGGCGGCAACGGGGGATAATCGCAATGGGTTCGCCGACAACACCAACCGAGCTTGCCATCCGGGATCGGATCGTAACTGTGCTCGCGTCCATTACCGCCGGTGCTGACTACTGGTACACCCCCGCTAAAGTGATGGGGCGATTCGTCCATTGGCGCGAATATCAGGGCGCGTTCCCGCTGTACATGGTCACGATCGGCTCCGGCGGAACACGGGAATCCAATTCCCGGAATAACGTCGATGAGACATTTTATCTTTCGATCAAGGGTTTCGTTAAAGACGATGCCGACACGACGGCGCGAATCCTCCGGTGTTGGCAGGATATCCGCATTGCCCTGGCTCGGGAGATGGAGTCACCGTTGCCGGTCGCTCTCCCGTCCCTAGGTGCGTTTCTCCTGTCGATCCCGGAGCCGCCGGAAACAGACGACGGCTATATGGCGATAGAGGGCGGACTCGGATTTTTCGATGTCCGCGTGGAAATCCACTACAACGACACGCTCGGATATGTTTGATTCGGGCGGGGAGGTAAGGATGGCAAAGGCTACTAACACGTTAACGCAGACGCAGACGGCCTGCCCGTCACCCGCTCTCGGAGAAGGGAAGCGGAAGCCGCAGCGGTTCCGCTGGACCGGAATCACCGGGTTTTGGTCGGCGGGGCAACTGCTCCTCGAACAAGGAAAAATTTATGACATCAATCGCGTCGACGCTGAGGTGCTTTCGACCTGGATTTCGTCCGGGGCGGCGGCGGTGATCGACGACGAAAAGGAGAGGTAACTATTATGGCAACACCTACCGGACCTCAATTAAGCAACAAGGCCGCCGGACTGAAAAAAGCGACGACCTGGGGAACCGCCGTTGCGCTTGGGGCGAGCGACGAGGTTCTTTTCAAAAAAATTTCGGGGCTGAAATCCAAACGGAAATACGTCCCCGGAGATCACGCCGATTCTCCGTTCCGGCCGGCGGGCGTGTTCACGGATTTTGAGCCGGTCGACCTCGGAATCAGCGGAGACCTCAGCTACGAGCTCGGGGCGTTGGGTCGACACCTGGCGTTGCTGATGGGCACGGCCGGAGCGCCGACGAAACAAGGAGCGACGACCGCCTATAAGCACGTGCTCAAATGGGCCGATTACGGCGCCGGCTTCTACACGTTCGCGGCGGAACTCCCCGGTAAAATCTACGAGGTTCCGAGCGTCGTTCCGACGGAGTTTTCGATCAAGGTTGAAAACGGGGTCATCGTGTTCGACGCGAAGGGGCGGGGCGATGTCTGCAAGGACGACTCCGCCGTCAACACCGCCGCGCAAATGGACGCCCTAACGCCGGCGGCCTTCGTCCCCATGATTTTCAAGGAGGGGGCATTTTACCTGAACGGGGCTGACGAGGCGGTTGATGTGCTGACCACAACACCGCTTGTGACTACCGGATTCGACGTCGCCATCAAGCGGTCGGTCGATGGCGAACACGCGGCCGGAAGCGCCTCCATCATCAAACCGGAGGAGAACGATTTTCCGGCGGTCTCGCTCAAATTGCAGTTTCCCCGATTTGCGACCGCGAATGCCGGCTTCTTGGCAAAGCACGCGGCCGGGACTCCGCAAAAAGCAGCCGTGCAATTTACGAGTCCGCTTGAGGCGGGAACGGGGTTCTATTACAGCCTCACGATTTATTTCCCACGTTTGGTTATTACCGACGCCGATCCGTCCCTCGATAAAATTATTAAGCACGGGTTGGAACTCGTCGCTGAACAGGCGGCCTCGATACCGACGGGCATGGACGCCGCCCGCCCCTACATCGAGATTATAAACAAACAAGAAACGGACTACTTGGCATGAGTGAAATCAAACACATCGAACCGATGACGGGGTGGATCTCGTTGCACCTAGCGGCGCCGGCTGTGATTAATCCGCCGCTGTTGCGGGTGCGACTCCGCCCTCTGACCGCGATTGATTTGATGGACTCGTACTCGGAGCGGCTCTCGCAGATTACGTTAGGATCGGCGCTGGCCGCGATCGCGGAATGGGATCTGACCGACGGCGGGAAACCGCTGCCGTGTACGGACGAGGCCAAACGGGTGCACCGGGATTTTCTCCGCGTGCTCCTGTCGACGCGGGTTGAGCGGCGCGTCGGCCCCTCGGGTTCCGAGGAGGCGCCGGCCGTTGCCAGTCCTCGATTCGTCGCAACGGAAATCCAGATCATCGCCCGGGAGCCGGAGAACTTTTTAAAAAACTGATCCACTACCTGGCGCTTTGCGTCGACTATCGACGGGCGCTTCTTCCGGCTGAGAGGCACCAGCACCAGGTAGGAGAGGACACGAGCCGATGCCCCAATTGCGCGGTCAACGCGGCGGCGGCGGAGATGAGCGCGTTTGAGACGGCCGCATTGGGCTGGTATCTGGCCCATGCTACGGGTTGGGCGGAGCGGGCCGGAATCACGGCGCGGGAGTTTGAGCGGCTCCGCCTTCGCGGCCGGGCGCGGGAAATATTTATCCGGGCTATGAATCTGATTGAGAAAAATTTTGTGATCCGCCGTGACGACGAGATAGAGATAGGGGTCGAATAAATGTCTGACATCAAATACGTCCTCAGCGTCGATTCGGCGGGGGCCGTGTCTCAAATCAAAGATTTCGAAAAATCGCTAGACGGGTCCGGGGAGACGGCGGACGCGGCGAAACCGAAATTCTCTGGACTGTGGAAAGAAATCCTGGGAGCGAATTTCGCCTACGACATGGCGAAAGACGCGGGCCGTGCGTTCGTGCAAATGATCCAGCAGTCGATTGGGAACGCGGTTGAGGATCAACAGACACAACACGAGCTGGCCGAATCCATCCGCCAGACCGGCCGGAACTATGAAATCGTAGGGCCGCAGCTGGAAGCGTTCGCGGCGAAGATGGAGCAATCGACACTCTACACCGACGAACAGGTTCGGAAGGCCTCGACCTTGATGGTCCAAATGACCGACCTTGACGCCAACGGAATTCAACGAGCGGTTAAGGGCAGCGCCGGGTTGGCGGCGGTCATGGGTGTGGATCTGGAATCAGCCGCACGGCTCGTGATGAAAGCGATGGAGGGGAACTACGGCGCCTTGAGCCGGTATGGAATCAAGGTCGATGAGAACTTAACGGCCGAACAGAAACAAGCCGCGCTATTGGATCAGCTGGAAAAAATGTACGGCCGGGCCGAATCAGCGACACAGTCATATGCCGGCCAGCTCACGCAATTAAAAAAGGCCTGGGAGAATACGAAAGAGGAGATCGGCCGCGTCGTCCTCAATACGAATATTCTACAGGCGTCAACGGGGATTCTCACTGGTGCGCTCGAACAATTACAGACGGTGATTAAGGGTGTCCGGGGACAGCTCCGAGAATTGGCGGAGGCGAAACATGCGGAGATGGTCGCCGACGCGGCCGCGTATGAGAGCCTCACGAAAATGGCCGACAAGATCGGCTGGTCTC